CCGTGCCATATCTGGTGTCCTGTTCTTACTGGTTTCGCATCGTAGTACATTCGCATGATAAACACATCCAGCCAATCCGGTGAACGTTTTATCAAATCCTTAATCTTCTCTTTTGGCATTGTCCGCAGCCTACCATCCTTATCAGCATCATACGTCTTCAGCATACCAAGTTCTTGCCGTATCATATCAATCTCCGCATTAGGCAGCTCACATTCAATGTGTATCTCTGCAATCATCTCAGCCAGCTTATAGCCACATTCTGACTTAAGGTTCTGATAACTTGGATTGAAAGGCTTTGAGTTATTAACAAACCCGGTACATTGAAGAGTATCTACCACACCACCACCGATACCATCTTCATCGACTAGTATATTAGATAGCTGGACATAATGCTTTATCCTTAATGCATTGATAGCGTTCTGTATATCTGTTGTAGATGATATGGCAAACGTAAGGTAATCGACTAGCCTTCCACCATTCCAGACAGTGATAACTGCTCTATCTGATCCGTAACGTGCTATATCGGCAATTATATACTTAGTCCCTTCTTTGACATATATGTTTGTAAATAGGTTATCTATCGAATCGTTATCAATCAGAGCATTTGGATCATCATCATAATCCCAGTTACCGTACATCAGTCTCTCCTTCGTGCTCTTGTCTTTTATACCTTCTAATTGTTTTTCATACTCTTTAGCAGTATATGAATTGTCTTTATAAAGGGCTTGTATATATGCCATGTTATCCGGTAGTGTACCGTTCTGTGACGGCAGGTAGAACGTGGTATATGTCCAATTCCTTTTGGGGTTGCCAGTGATAAGCATTGTCGGATGTACTCCAGTCTCTTTATTCATGTGTCTCCCTATCCTGGTCCTGAGAACATCATAAGCTAGAGCATGAATCTCTCCGGCCTCTTCTATTGCCCCATCAGTATATTCCAGCGAGCCAAAACGTTCATACAATGGATCGGATGGTAAATACTTAACATCGAGTAGATCGATCCGGGAACCGTTAGTAAATTCAATATAGTTATATTGTCCGTTGAGGTTCCAGTCGCTCTTTGGTATGTTATGATACTGACATACCTTGCACCACGTCACATAAGTAGATGACATGAGCCGCTTCAGCTCTTCACGTGCAATAAAGGATTTGTAACCTGGATGAAAATAACAGTTGACAAGGCGAGTCTCACATATAAGCCACGACTTACCACCTCCGGCCCCTCCTCCGACAAATACATCAGAGTAAGTCTTCAGTGCCTCCCATGCTTCATCCTGCTTAATCGTTGGCCTTATCGTCGGGTTTGACATAATTAAATCCTGTTATTGGTATGCCGTCTGGAAATTTGATTGTTTTATTGTCTGATAGTCCTAAGTCACGAGCAATTATATTGGCATTAAAAGCCCCAACTGCCGCACCTTCAAACTTTTGAGTGTATATTATTTCTTCTATACGTGTTATGACAGTATTAAAATCTTGCTCATTTTTAGGTAGTTGACCCTTAAAAACTCTAAAATATGCCTGATTACATCCAAGATATATACATAATCCAGATAATGTAAATGGCCTTGATGTTGGTAGTCCTGTTAATTCTGTTGCTGGTATATGAGCAATATTTTCTATCTCTCCTTTTTTTATTCCAATACCCATTGATCCCTTTGAAGCCCTTGTCTGTTCCATTTTTAACCAAGGATGATCTTCACACCATTGAAAATACTCGCAAGCTGCATCCCAAAGCAATTCAGAAGTAGCAAATAGCTTATCTCGTCCATGCTTAGAACGTAACTTCCAAAACTGATTCCCTTTAGGTGCTGCCATAAGTTATTTAATTCTGCAATTAGGCAAAATTAACATAAAATATCCGTAAAAACAAAATTATTTTATTAATACAGGCTTATCCCGCTTCTCAAACCTCGTTATCCTGGATCGCATAACCGGGAATACAACGTCCTCTTCACGTAGGTATATCTTGTCCTGTTCTACTTCAGCAACTATGTAATAGCCCTTTATTTTGTGGCTGGATTGCTCTCCGTAACTATTATTACCATCCCCGGTTGTAAACTCAAAATATCCAAAGTCGCCTTTATTCATTTCTTAAACTGTTGGGGATTGTCTCTCATTGCTTTAGCACCTTCCTGCTTATTTAAATTAATGTCTCTTAAAACTGATAAATAACCTCCTTGATCAGCATTAAACTTTATTGGTATATCATGTATTTCACAAAGTTTTCTTAAATCAGTAGGATATTTTTCCTCAATATCTCCATCGGTTATCTTTTGCCGAAACTCAATCATCTTATCCTTCCGTTGCTCTCCCTCTGCTATCTCGGTGGCAATCCTTGGAGCAATATCCTCATAAATTAATGGAGCATAAAAATTTGAATTATCTCCATCAAAGGGACTTTGTTTTAATCCCATTTGAAATACTGACCAAAGTTCTTTTTGCAGTATCTCAACTATCTCCTCTATTCGTGTTTTCATTATTTTCTCTCTGCTTAACCGCTGCTGGGATGCAAACTTGTAAATCAATTCAGATGCTTCTTGTGCTGAATGATATGCAATTATTCTTTGAATATTTGTAGGGTTAAATTTTCCCTTCATTATGTCTGCTGTTTTCATCTTATTAGTTATTAAAGATTTAATTCATTAACCATTTTTTCTAATCCCTTTACTGCTAACTGAAGATTGATAATCCTTGTTTCAGCTCTGGATATTTCTACTTTCAGCTTTTTAATATTATCCCTTACTCCTTTGATTTTAACATTTGCCTCAGTAAGAAGTCCAAGTTTTTCACCATACCAGGCAATCTTCTGTCTCTTAACCTTATCAGTTTCTATGTAGTTATTAATCACTTTCCACCCATGCGAAACAGTTGCATGATCTTTACCTAGCTTAGAGCCTATCCATGCCAGAGAACCTATATTAGCCTCTTTCGCAAAGTACATAATAAGCTGGCGAGCATAAACAATTTCTACCTCTCTTGTTTTATTAAGGAGTTGATGCATTGTCACCCCTTCACCTTGACATATAAGTCTACATATTAATTTATACATAGCTTAGTTTTTTTGGTATATCGATTTATGATTATCCAAGCACTTAAATAATTCTCTCCCTTCCCTCCGCATCTCTTCCCGGTATTCAAACAATTTGCGCCTTGTCGTGTCTTCCTTCAGCCGAGGCCGTCCGATTAACCTGGTTACGTCAGCATGAACCCCGGCAATGGAGAACTTCTGAAAGCGTGGCATGTCATCAAATATCACCTGTGCTGCTCTTTTTACTGAACACTTCCCTTTTGGTTTACTCATGATTTTTGATATTTAACTGCAATTGTTCACATATTTTAATATAACCTCGGTACTCTTCGATCTCTTCATCTGTATATCCTTCATGCTTTGCTGATACTACTCCGGTTTTTAGCCATTGTTTAATTGTCTTTTTACGGCATCCAATATTTACTACATTTCTACCATACCACGTAACTGTATGTTTCGATCCCGTAATGAATAAAGTTTTTAATATTATTTCTTTGTTCCCGATTTTAGCATAGTCCCCGATTTTAGCAGAGTACCCGATTTCAGCAGAGTCCCCGATTTTAGCAGAGTACCCGATTTTAGCAGAGTACCCGATTTTAGCATAGTACCCGATTTCAGCATAGTACCCGATTTTAGCAGAGTCCCCGATTTTAGCATAGTCCCCGATTTTAGCAGAGTACCCGATTTCAGCAGATTCCCCGATTTTAGCATAGTACCCGATTTTAGCAGAGTACCCGATTTTAGCATAGTTCCCGATTTTAGCATAGTCCCCGATTTCAGCATAGTCCCCGATTTTAGCATAGTACCCGATTTCAGCAGAGTCCCCGATTTTAATATTTCTATCCGCTAATTCTTTTTTAATAGACTCACTCTCATAATCAAATGCAGTCCATCCTTCTTTTGTTACCCATAAATAAATTGTTTTCATTTCCGTATAGTTTAGTTATTCGTTTAAAAACATTTTAGGGCTTACATACTTACCCTCTTTAATCTTATTCGCAATATCCTTCAATGGTATGTCATCCCACTGGCTAATAGTAATCAAACCAGCTTTTAACCATTCGATCTTCTTGATGATTGCCGATCCCACAGGACACTTATTTAAGTCCGCTGCATCAGAATAATCTTCAGTGCTAATTGCCTTGTGTGCTAATTCCCGGTTATATTCCTGTGATACCCTATTCATCCATCCATTAATAGTCCTCGGTACAAGTCGCCCTGCTTCATACAATCCTAAAGAGCCTTTTCTAAATCCACCACCGATAGCATAGATAGGAAGAAATTTATACTCTCCCTCAACAATCTCAATCACCCTGTCAAGTGTCGAGTCTGTAAAATCACTACCCATGTTAATCCCGGCATCAGTCATAAACTCATTTATCAATGCCTTAAATTCTGACTTTGGAGATACATCCTTTACTATCGTCATCGAATGCCTTTGATATAATTCACTTTCCATATTATAAATATTTAGTTGACATATTTGGGTCTTTCGCTCCTGGCTTATTTTCTATATTAATATTTATCTCTTCTTCCCAACATCGATTATTAATCCATGTCTGCAGGTTTTTCCATTCAGGTATAAACCCACCATTCTCTGATTTTGTTTTTCGAGCTTCAATTTGATATGATAATTTTTCATATAAGGTTGGTATTATTTCCTTCCATCCTGAATGCTTCTTTTTGAGATTATCAAACTCTATCTCATAACCTCTTTTAGTTCCCGGATATGCAACTCTGAAATTCTCAAACTCAAAGGTTACTTTACTTTCCTTTACTTTACTTTCCTTTACTTTAGGAGAGTTACTAACCGGTACGTAACTGGTTACATTTTCTTTATCTGTTTGTTTTTCACGCCATTCTGCAACTTTTATTCTTGTTTTTTCTTTTTTTATATGGTACATTTCACTAAAGTTTAGTAATTGTTCATTGAAAGTTTCACCATTCTTTGATGAAATTAAGTCTATTTTTTCCATAAACTTCCAACATTTTTCTAACCTTTTACCTATTTTTAATTGTGATTTTAGTACCGATGATTTCACTGGTTTTTCTTGTTTTGCTATTTTCTCCAACAATGTATAAAATAATCCTAACCCTTCATAACCAAACTTCATATATAGTTCAGTTATTTTTTCGTCATCAAATGAATTAGTATCATGAAGAAAATACTTCATATTAAATAAATAAACCCCGATAATAGCAATAAAAAAACCACCAGTAACCTTGGAGTACGACACTCCTCTTGGTGGAAATTTTACGCCCGTTACCGGGGTATGTTATTAATACTAAAAAGTCAAAATTTATCATGTCGTATTATTTTGGCACTACAAAACTAAGCAATATATATGACTTACGCAACATTAAGTTCGTATATTTCAGGAGGCGATCATCTACATAGCTTTTCGTTTCTCAGAAAATCACAAATAGCATCATTTGAATAGCCAAACAAAGCCCCTAGTAAGTAATGGTCTGCTTCGGTTTCCAGTTCTGGTGGCATAGAATCAATTACTTCTATCAATTCATCTCGAATATAGACCCAAAATGTTTTCCATCCATCTGATAAATTTAATGCTTTAAATTTACAGTTCTCCATCGTACATATAATTTTAGCCATTTTAAAATCCTTATTCATTACAGGTACCATAGCGCAAGGTTTCGCACCACGATAAACCATTTGGCATAATTCTGTTAATTGCCCTTTTGTAAAATCATTCATAACTTATACTTTAAATTAATGCGTTTTAATATTACAACCTTTGGAATAGTCATTGCGCCACAAGAATGACCTTTATTTTTTTTACTTTCTACATCTGAAATATGTGGAATAATGTAGTTACTTCTCCTCCGCCTTTTTGTCCTCGCCCGTGATGATCCCGACGACGATACCGTTAAAGTCCTTTAGAAGCAGCCCTAACCGGCCGTTGATGTTAGATAGGTTTACGTCATCCTTTAGTCCGACGTTTACTTTTTCGATCAGCTTCATACAGGTATCGTAACCTTCTTTGGCTGCATTTAATTTGTCCTCGTTTTTCATAATTTTAGTTTTAGTTATAACACCTTTATTCGATCATTATTCTTAATTCCGTGTAAACTTATTAAGTCTCTCAGGTCAGAAAGTGTCCGCTTCGATAACGGCTGAATTTGAAATCATTATTCATGATCGACTCAGGTCTTCAGTTTGCGGAAGTTGCCTGGATTTGTTTATCTATTCCAGACTTTCGTATCCTGCTTTGTTTTGGATTAACCTCGATGTAATCAGATTCGGGAAAAACTGTATCAAAAACCCTATGGCTGACGTAGTCGGATAACTAAACAACTGCCTCACGGCGAGAGTATTCGCCAGCACATAGAGTAATATGTTTTTCGTTTGTATCATTTAGCATCCGACTAAATCAGGTACAAAGATAACATTTATTTCTTAATAATCAAAGAACGTCTATCTTTTTAAAAATTAATGTGTGTTTGTTTTTTTTGTTCTATTATACATATAGTATCATTGTGATCACCAGAATGATTAACAATACAGACATGAATTAATTCAAACCCTCTCCTGCGTCCCATCCCACTTGAATCATATCCGTAGCTAATAACAACCCCATTATTATTAATTATATTTGGTAATTCTGATTTGATTTTTCTTAATTCGCTTGTATATATTCCTAAATATTTTTCTCTGCTTTTCCGTAGATTATACGGTGGATCAAAGATTATGGTATCAAATATCAATCCTTCTTTTTTTGCCATTAACACAAACATAAAAGCATCCATATGGTAATCAGCTGGCATTTCTTTATTTAAATCAACTCTTATTTCATCAACTCCACTTAAAATAGTTTTTCCTGCAAATAGATTTAATGTTCTCCCCTTACAGTTTTGCGCTGTCCATTTTAATAGTTGTGGCATTTCAAAAGTATATTTTTTGACCGGTTGTCGTAAATATGTAAATTCAATCATCTTTTTAACTTCTTTGTAATATCAAAATAAAACAAAGTCTTAAGCGGCCTCCTACGACTTAACAATCGGCGGAGTAGATATGATAGGTAGCGGATCATTTAATGAATTGTTTAATATTCCCTGCTAAAAAATTGTTGTGTATATATTGCATGTCTGCTTTGCTTATCTTTT